TTCTCAGCAGTGTTTTTTCCGTAATTAGGTATTGGTCTTAATCTTGAAATACCTGCGTTTGTAGGAGCTTTGTTAAAATTAGAAAAATCTAAGGCGTCTTGCCTTTTAATCCTTCCTGCACCATATAGTGGGGCTGCAATACCTAATTGCCTATTAAAATTATCTAGCTGTTCCCCTCTTAATTGATCAGCTAAATCTCTTTTTTCTAAACTACTTACGTTACCAGCATAAGTACCATCCTCCTGACGCTCCCCATAGTTAGCCATATGATAACCAACTTCCTGTGCATTAGGAGCACGTCCAACTACTTGTTGATATACTTGTTTAATTGCTCTGGGGCCAAAAAATTCTTTAGAATCTCTAAAACCTTTTAAAATATCCGCACGAGTCTTACCCGTGTAATAATCCAATTCCCCTTGGGTTATGTCATTAGGGTCTCTAAGTAAAACATTTTCATAAAGCCTTTTAACTCCTTCTTCGGTTACCCCAACTTTGTCTTCGCTTGAATCTCCTGCTTTTGTTTCTGCTTCTGCTTCTGCTTCTGCTTTTGCTTCTGCTTCTGCTTCTGCTTCTGCTTCTGCTGTTGTTGTATCTCCAACTGACCCAACCAATTCGCCAGTCAAGTCAGCAGATTCTTGTGCATCTAACTCCGCACCAAATCTATCAATGTGGTAATTTAATTCCTTTTGACTTGCAGGCCTACCAAACTCGTCAAGATATAATTGATTAATTGCTTCTTCACTACTGGTTTTATCTACTGTAGACGGTTCTGTTGTTTCTTGTATAGCTTGAGCAGCCGCAATTACACTAGCTCCTTGGTCATACATGCTCTTACTAGCATCACTCGGTAAAGGGTCTCTGCCATAAACTATATTAAAAGCTGTTTTAAAATCCATAATTTATCCAATAGTAACTGTTACACTACCTACAGATGCTGTTGCACTAAGCCCAGCCACACCTGTGTCTTGCGGTAGTAATATCTTAACGCTTCTTCCGTCTCTATACAAACTAAAAGGCGGTAAGCCTACAGGTGCTTCTGTTAAATCTGTTAAAACCAAACCCTCTAAATGTAATGGGTTTTGTGAATCTAAGTGAGTGAAATATAAATTAAGTACTCTAACTAATTGATCTAAATAACCTCTGTCGTATTCTTGTGGCGCTAAAGGAAGTGGAGGCGCACGAAATGACCTCATTGCCATTATCTTCTCCCATCAGGACGACCATCTAATCTTGGGGAGCCTAACTTCCATGTAGTTCCTAATGAGTCAGATGTAATCTTAAACCCCATTTGTCTTGCTCTAGCTCTAAGAAACACTTGTTCTGTGTAAACATTTACAGAAGTTTCAATTACATTTCTGTCGTTCTCTACATTATATACACTACCGGGAAAGTTTCTAGGTTTAACTGTCATTTTAACTCTAGGCTCACTAGCATTAGACCCCGTAAAGTCTACATCAGGAATAATTCTTTTAACTAGAGTAAACTTATCCCCGTCTCCAATATCAAAGTCAGATGAAGTTATAAACGCTGTCATAGCTGAACCATCTGCATCATTACCTACTTCATGGTTATAGACAAAATTGTCACCGACCGCTTGCGGAAACTGTCTTAAATTAGAGTCTAACCAAGCTGACCTATTCAAACTACCATAAAACCATATACCATCTTTGTAGTTATATACTATATAAGAATCATTTGTTGAGCTGTTTTTTGACGGGTAAAACCACCATATTTCACTTTGAGATTCTACAGTGCCTGCATATACATATGCGAGAGCGTCAAAGTTAATATCGTTAAATACAAAATCCCTTAATGTACAAGGTAGAGTATTAACTTTTCCGTTATACACATAAAATTTATCTGCCCCCATCCAATACACAACATTACTAGCACCAGCAACACATCGTGGACTTGCAATAGATATATTAGATTCTAGTTCCTGAAGACCAAAAACATCTGTTGTACCAAGAAACTGCATTGAATGAACTGACATATCTGTAAACACTAATATCTCTTGTCTTGTTCTAAATGCCGTTACTATCTGTGACCCACTACTAACTTTAATAAACCCTGCACTGTTTAAACTGCTAGGAGTGAAGTTTTCAGGCTCATCTTGATTTGAAAATCTTATTAACAAAGGATCAAATGTACCCCCACCAAAAGGTGTTGCTCCAAACGCAAGTAAATGTCTGTCTACTTGAGACACCATGATCTGACCCACTTCAGAGGGAACATCTGAAGCATTTGAACGGCTTGATAATAGCACTGCCCTAGTACCTAAATTAATTGTAGGGTCTGTTGCTGTACCTCTTTCCCAATAGTAAATAGCTCCTTTACCATCAGTGTTAACATTCATCACTAAATCATTGTCAATATTATCAAAAAACCAAACAGTTAAAGGAAATATTATGGGTTGTAAAGAACCAGAACCCCAAGCTAGTCTACTCCAAGTGCTAGTTCCCCAACCATAACCATATTCAACAGTTCCATTACCTGCTGTTATTTCAAAAGTTTGTACAGTTGAAGTACCTCCATTCCCACTATCACTACTATTAGCAGTAACTGTGTTGCCGTCTACATCTTTTGCAGATATAGAATAAGAGTTATTATCTATCTTAGTTATTTTATAGTTTTGATTTAGCACAGCAGCGGTAATATTACCCCCTAAAGTAGCTGCATCGGAAAAAGTTACAAAATCTCCTGTATTAGCACCATGACTTGATGAAGTTATAACAACAGTAGAAGAACCATCGGTAGCTGCAAATATATTGTTTGCTTCTGAAGTTGTTCTTATAGGAGTTATGTCATTTAAGTTTTCTCCAACATCAATATATACTTTACTGTTTGTTCCTATGGCCAGAAAGTTATCAGTAAAAGAAGTAACCCAACCAAATAAAGCACGGCAAGTACCGTCTAACGTATAGACACCATTTTGTTCCCAGCCTTTTATTTTCTCTGGGTAGCCATTTAAGAACCTAACCTTATCGCACTCAAACCAACCACCCTCATTAGAGTAATTAGTCACGTCCCTATTTACGCCCGGTTTAAATTGTAATTTTTGTAGTGCCATATTAATAAGACCAAATGGTTGGGCGAGGTCTTGCAGGAGAACTTTCAATAGTGTCTAGGTGCAAAAACCTCGCCCCGCCTTTCTGATTTACTCCTATACCTGTAAATCCAAGGTTAAACGCTAAGGACAAAAGTTTAAACGCCTCTTCTCTGCTTATAAAAATATCAGCAGCCTGTCCTGTGGTATGTGATCCGCCCTTACCTTTCTTTTTTGCTTCTATTGGATGAGTTGCATCTCTGTATCCAGAACTAATTGTCATAGGCTTGCCATATGCTTCTCGCAAATTATTTAATTTGTCTATAAAGTTTTGATCCATTTTCTCTGTACCAGTATGACTGCAAATAAATTCAGTTGCTTTAAAGTATTTAGAATTTTTCCAATCTACGCTCATTTTGATTTTTTATTTTTAATTAAACTTTTTTTAACTACATCAGCTTGTTTTTGATGCATCTTAGATGCTTTCTCAAGCTCTCTAACTAATCTTCTTTTTTGTGCCATTGTTAACTCACTCATAGTTTTGGTTCTTTCTTACTAAACATATCTTGAAGTTCTTTACTTTTCTCCTTAGAGCCAGTGCTGGAGCCAAAGTAGTAGTTTATGCAACTCATTAAGGCTCCTGATAATAACCCTAAAATATATAGGGATATTTCGTAATTTTTACCAGACTCAATGTCCATAAACAAGATTGCTGACATCATGCCAAATGTGAGAAATACGATTAAAATGGCTAGGCACGGTACGATGACCTTATTTACCATTGGGGCGAATTCAGAATTTGCGATTTTCATTTCGCGTTCTCTTGCACTTGCAGTATTTGCGTGGTCAGCCGATAGCCTTGCTAACTCCCCTGATTGTTCCATTTGTTTTAATTCTTTTAGAGCTTTTTGCTTGGCTTCTGGATCAGGAATTAATTTGTCAACTAATTTCTCGCCTATAGGTAGTAAACTTCCAATTAAATTTAACATTAACCACTCGCTTCCTTAATCATGTCAATTAAAAACCAAATCATACTTATTAATAAAGTTACTACGATGGTTATAGCTCCTCCCATCATTGTATTATAAAAGAACGCTTTACGTCTGCGTAATTGATCGTACACCTCACGCTTACGTTTTTCTTTAATTAATCTTCTTTGTCTAATAAACTCTTTGTAACCGTTAATTCCTAAATGATTCAAAGCTCCAACATAAAACATACTTTTTATCTCACGTTCCTGCTCTTCAATTTTTCTTTTAGCTACTAATGTATCAAAGGCTGCTGCTGTCTCTGACTTACTATATACAATTTTTTTAAAGATAGAAGGTTTGGCTTCCTCCTGTGACATCCATTCTTGTAAATCACTAATGTGTCCCGCCCACTTAGATAAAGATCGATATACTGCATCAGCCTCATCTGCTGCTTTAGCAACCTTCTTTACTACTGTAAAAGCAGTATTTGCTGCTGCTAATATAGTAAGTGGATCCATGTGTTATCAAGGAGTAATTAATACCCATCCAGTAGAATTATCAGCCTGATAAGCCGACTCATCCCATGAATAATATTTATATGCCGTTTTTTCTGCGTCAGTTAAAGTGGGTTCAGTTATAGGAGCATCCCATTTACCAGTTGAAGCGTTTAATGTCCAACTTGCATAGGGTTGTACAACAGCAAACAAATTGCTGTCTGTGTAATACTTCATACCAACACCAGCATAATTTTTTCTAAAAGTAGCATTATAAGAAGTTTGTTTCCAGTTGCCACCATAAAGTTTTTGGCAGTGAGCAACCCCAATGCTTTCTACTTCAGTTCCATCAGGTTTTGCTGTGTCTCTATTGCTAACAACAATAACTCTTAAAACTATATTATTTGAATCTAGCTCTGCAAAATGTGCCATCTTAATTCCTCATCTAGCCATTGTTTGTGAAATAGCTTGTTGCCTATTTAATAGTGTCTTTTTTTGTTCTTCTTTCCAAATAGTGTCTAATTTATCTTCAAATTCTTTAGCTAATTTTTGTACTTTTTTAACTTCTTCCATACTAGGTTGTGGTCTGTCATCATCCCATTTTGAAAAATAGTTATTAGTTATTTCCCATTTAGCGCCCGGTCTTAACATCTCAACTGCACTATCTATGCCCGTTAATCTATATATTTTTTCCATACTTACTCCAATGCTAATATTACAATTCCTGATCCACCATTACCTCCATTACCACTTCGACCTCCTCCTCCACCACCGCCTCCTGTATTAACAGTTCCAGCCGTGCCAGTTTGCCCTGATAAAGCACCTGCTCCACCTCCACCTGATCCTCCACTGCCGATTGTTTTGTCAGGGTCTACACCACCACCCCCACCACCTGCTCGTGTAACACTTGAACCTGATATATCGGAAGCAGTGCCGTCACCACCATCTCCTCCTTTACTGCCAGAAGCTCCATTATCTCCTGTTTCACCTGCTCCACCTCCACCGCCACCACATCTGGCAGGATCACCACCACCTGAACCTGCTCCACCATTATTTCCTTGGCTTGGAGAAGTGCTTGGAGTATTGCCATCACCACCTGCGTGAGTGCTAGCTCCACCTCCTCCGCCACCTGAACCACCGTCCCTACCTACTGTAACTGCTCCACCGCCACCACCACCGCCAGTGCTGGTGATTGAGCTAAAAACAGAATCACTTCCGTCATTTCCTGCGGCATTTGTTGATGTTTGTCCATCACCACCTGCACCTACTGTGATAGTGTAAGTTTCTCCTGCACTAACTGCAAACCCTGTGGCTGTTCTAAAGCCTCCGGCACCTCCACCGCCAGCTATTCCGTTTCCACCACCTGCTCCTCCTGCAATTGCTAAATAACGTACTGAACTTATTCCTACTGGACATACCCACTGTCCAGAACCTGTAAAAGAAATAACTTCATCTGATGGTCCTGTATACTTAATAAGTACAATTCCTGAGCCTCCAGCACCTGAAGTTCCTGAGTGCTTAGAACCACCACCCCCTGATCCTGTATTAACAGTTCCAGCACCACCATTGTTTCCAGAGGCAGTTCCAGCACCGCCTCCTCCTGAGCCACCAGAAGCACCACCGCCATCTCCAGCACCGCCTCCTCCACCTGCTCTAGTAACACTTGAACCTGTGATGTCTGAAGCTGTGCCGTTACCTCCAGCACCCCCACTATCGCTAGATGCATCTTGTCCAACCGCTCCAGCACCGCCTCCGCCTCCACCTAATGTATTTCCAGAAGCAGCAGAATCACCTCCATCATTGCCTTGTGAGGGTGAAGTTGAAGGTGTGTTTCCAGAACCACCACTAGCATTACTGCCTCCACCGCCTGATCCACCATTACGACCAGCTTGTGTATTATAAGAACCTCCACCACCTCCACCAGTAGAAGTTATGTCTGTGAAACCTGTTTTAGTTATTTCAGAATCACCGCCATCTTTTCCTAGAGTGCCAGTACCACCACTACCAGATGAAGCAGTTCCAGTACCTCCAGCACCTACTGTAATAGTGTATGTTTCTCCAGCAGTTACAGTATATCCAGTGCCTGTTCTAAACCCTCCTGCACCGCCACCTCCACCTCTGCCTCCACCACCAGAACCTCCAGCAGCAACAACCAAATAATCTATTTCAGTTACACCAGTAGGACAAGTCCAAGAACCTGTTCCAGTAAAAGCTAAAATTTGAGTTATGCTTCCGCCACCAGCGGCAGCAGCAAAGTTGGTAAAAAGAAGTTGATGGATTCCCGTCATTAGCTTACATTCCCTGTAATAATACACGCAGAAGCATTGGTAAATAACACACTAGCAACACCATTCACTCCAAGTGTTATTAAAGTAGTTGCACTAGCTGCGCCTGCAATGACTGCTGATACTTGAGCCGCTGAAAAAGTTGTTGTTGTAGAATCTGCTGTTTTTGCACTATTAACAACTGAAAATATGTCTCCCGCAGTAAATATTCCATCAGGTATGACTAAGGTTTGAATTGAGGCAGAACCTCCTGTTAAGAATATGTAATTACCTATGTCTGTAATTGCCGCTGTTGCTATAGAAGTTGCTGCTCCTGCTATTGATCTTGATTGCGGAACTTGCCTTAAACTACCATCAGCATCCGATACTCCACCTGTGCTTAATAATGTACCTCCAACTGAAGCATTACCTACTACACCTAAATTACCCGTGCTATTTGCTGTGGCAAAAGTAAAAGTGCCTGTAACAGAAGCATTATTAGTTATTCCTAATGTACCCCCAACTGAAGCATTACCTACTACACCTAAATTGCCCGTGCTGTTTGCTGTAGCAAAAGTAAAAGTGCCTGTAACAGAAGCATTACCTGTTACACCTAACGTAGTTCCTACAGAAGCAGCACCGCCAACTGATAAAGCGTTTAACACTTCCATAGCACTTGCACTACTAACAGCAGAAGTTACAGCCGACCCATCGGTGTATACTATAGCTGCTCCGCCAGCAGGAACTGTTTGTGTGTTAAATAGATTTGTCCCAGCCGCTGTGCCGTTTCTAACTGAAACATCTACACTTAGTGTATTGTTTATAAGATAGCTTTTCTCAACAGTAGGTAAAAGTAAAACATGACCTGCTGTGCCTGTTCCAATTAAGTTTAAACGAAAGTTTCTTCCAGCCTGCAAAGCATTTGAATCGGTTAATGTTACAGATGCAGTTGGAGTATCATTAGCAAAAGTAACATCAGTTGTTCTTGCGATAGCTTCTTCAATAGCAGAAAGATTATTGTTAGTTACAGTACCCCAAGCTCCAGAGTTTTCCCCTGTTGCCATGAGTTGAATTTTTAAATCTGGTGATGCTGACGAAGCCATAATGTTCTCCTATGCTGCTTCTATTATATCCCAATTGGGGGTTTGGTCTGTATCTACTTCCCCCCAAATTAATGTTTTACCCGCTGTTCCAATACCCGAAACTCCTGACGTAAGCGTTACACTTGCATTTAAAGAAACAAAATATCCGTCTCCTAATTCAGTTGTTCCAGATAAACCCGTTATTAATGCACTTGCACCTCCGCTGACTGAAGGCACTCCTAAAAATCCTGCTGCTGAAACTCCAGTTACATCAACCACATACCTTACATTAACAGTCGCAGTACCAATAGAGCCAGCAGCACTAACCCCATCTACAGTTAAATCAAGTTGAGGCGCACCCCAACCGTTTCTTGCCCACGGTCCTGTACTCCAGCCCTCGTAGATAACACTTGTGGGCATTTTAAGCTATTCTAATAATTGCCGCTGCACTTGTTGCCGCAGGAAAAACAATTGTAAAATCACCCGCTGTTGCTGCTTTTGACCCTCCAAAGTCTAACACTGCTACTGCTGCATTAGTTAAAGTAGTTCCAGCATTATTAGATGTAAACGGAGTGCTATTGTAAATCAACGCTCCATCTGCCGCTAAAGTAACATTTAAAAAAGTTAGGTCAGAAAAATCTACAAATCCTGATGTAGAACCTGAAGTTACCCCAACCACTGTTAGTGCAGAACCTGTAGCTACATAATTAGTCCCTACGCATTCGCCTGCTGTAACAAACCCAGTTGTAGAGGCATTTAATGTTGCTCCAGATGAATACAAAGCAAGTTTAAACGTACTAGCCGCACTCGAACCTGTTGGATGAAAATTGTGCATACTTAACATTACTTCTTGTTTAAATGAAGTACACATCGCTTGTGTAATTGCCATACCTAACTCCCTATTCGTCTAAAATTTTTATTAATTCAGGATGCCCTGCTTGCCTAAACTTATGTGCCAATGTCGTGTTGTTACTGCTTATAGCTTCTTTCATGTAGTGAACTATAACTTTTCTAATGTTTTCTTTAAACGCTTCTGCTTGTTCTCTAATAACAGGATGTGTTTGACTACCAACAGATATAATTTTATCTACAGCCCTTTCAGATATTTCTTCTGGGGTAAAGCCTCTATTAGAAGTTGTGTAAACTTTTACATTTCCCCCTAGTAATGCTGATGTGCTATTTCCTATCATTTGACCTCATACCTCGCTTGTTGTGTTCTATACATATCTTGACGGTTTTTGCCTTCACTTAATTGTTTCAACAAAGTCATAGCTTCATTATATCTTGCTGTGTAGTTTTGATAAACGTCAGCTTCACCTTTCATAAATATATGAGCTTCTATTAAAGCACCATATAACAATACAGAATCAAAGTTATCCCCAAGCCATGATGTGCCTGCAGTTACAATTGATTGTGGATAGTAAAAATAATGCAACTCCATTGCATAACTTAAATCCGGTGTAGGGCCTAATATATACGTATCATCATCGAAAACTGCATAATGTGTTGGAGTTCCAGTTGCTGTAGGACTTGGAAAAGACTCACGAATAAAGTTAACATCTTTGTTTAAAAGATAACTGTAAGCTCCCGTGGTAGAATCAATCACTGCTAAAGAAAAATTAGAAAGCCAATCAGAAGGGGTTTTTAAGTATTGATTACTTGCTGTTAAAGACCCCGTTACATTTTTTCTTAAATTTAAAATTTGTACTGAGTTAAAAACTTTTTGCTCTGCTTGATCTATAAACGTATTAACTTGTTCTGTGCTAGTTAAAGAAACAGAATTACCTGCACTATCCGTAAAAGAGGTGTCAGGAAAATCGTTTTCACAAAACCCTTTTATAGTTTCAAGAAGCGTTGAATAATTCATTATGCAAGCCTAGTCGATGATTTATTGCCTTTAATAGCAGCTCCTGACCCTCTTGTTACAACTGTTTGAGTATTAGCTACCTTATCAGGATAACCTCCTGTTTTTGGCACTGGCACATCTGTTGGTTGTTTAAATTTTGTAACTTCTTTCATAAAGCCTCCTAAGTTATTTCTATTGTTACATCACCTATACCTGTACTAGCAACTAGATTATTTGGTAGTCCTAACTCTAATGGATCAGCAAACCCTACCGGATTAAATCCATACTGAAAGTTCCTAGACTTTGATGCAGGAAATCTGGTTAAATCGGGTCGTGGGTTTCGTAATGCCTGCGGGTCATTTATTGGATACATTCCAATTTGTAACTGAGGCTGATCCTTCTCAAAGCATGTAGGACACACAAAGATATTAACACTTTTTGTTTTAATTGTAAGCTCTTTTAATTGCTTTAGCTTATATCTAAACCCACACCTATCGCACTCTGCAATAGCTTTTTTTCCACGAGCAAATGCGGCAGTCATATTAGTACAAGAACTCTCTAGGAGCTAAACGTAATGGGGCTTTTTCCCTATCTTCACTAGAAGCTATTAACCATTGCTCTTCGTACTCTTGTTTTAACATTGTCATACGATTTGCAGCTTCTGGTATTTTTAAAGAAAGATAATAAGCTAAACCTGCAACTAAACATGGCAACATACGAAAAGGTATGTCTGGAGTGTTAATACCATTTCCAGCATCTTGTATTCTTCGCATCCTAAAATATACAAATGTATATGTATCACTTCGATCTGGTGCAGGCCAAACTTTTATTTGGGGGTTTTGCACTACTCCAGAAGAGTTAGTAGCTCCTGACTGTCTGTCTATAAATACTTGAACAGGTCTGCCTGTATTGTTTTTAGTTGGTATAGTTGCGTAAGTAGATACACTAATTCTACTAATTGTTAAATCTTGTTGGTTTGACCCTGAACCTGTACGCACCTGATGTTCTAAAAGATCAATTGTATCTACAGGTAAATCATAAGCAATAGTGCCTTGAGTTAAAGGAATAGATCCCTCTTCAATAGTCCATAAATTTATACCTCGATTGGCCCAATCAATAGTTAGTAAATTTAAAGAACGTCTTGCAGAACGCAAGTCATATCCTGTTCGCATTTCTGTGCCGCAACGACTAAACGCTTCTTCAGCTATATCGTTTAAATTTAAATTAAAAGCGGTTGTATCTGTAGTAGCCATCTATGTTTTTGCTTTCACACTGTTAATGTATCTTCTATAAACTCCAGCGGCATCTCTTTTTCCCATAACTTTTGCTCTTTGTTCCATAGCTATAGCTGCTTGTATTTTATGAGCCTTCGATCTGCCACTACCTTTAATCTTACTAACACTTTTTGTTGCATCTTCTTTTGTTGCAAACTTTAAACCTTTTATAGTACCTTTAGGGTCTTCATCCGTATATAAATCTGAATGTTTTTTAGACTTTGCGGGTTGTCCTTTTTTTCTTGGTATTCTTGGCTTTGACGATTGTTTTAACATTAGTAGGTTTACCTCCCGGATTCCCTGCAGCTCTTTTACGTTGAACTGCTGACTTCTTTTGCGTAGTAGTCATAGATTTTGCTTTAGCTCTTGGTACACATTTAGGGTAGGCTCTTTTACTATCTCCTTTAGTAGATTTTCGTCCACAGGCTTGGTATTTACCTTTTTTCTTAGGCGCACCGATATCAACCCAATCGCCTTTTTTACCTTTACCAAACCATTCTTTAAGAGACATTATGAATAGCCTCCACCTCTCTTTTTGTAAGTCTTAACTAGCCATGCGTTTGCATATGCTGATGGGTATACATCAAACTTACGTTTGGCTTCAGCTTTTACACGAGCATACAAAGATGGGTTTGTAGGTTTAGAACCAGATTTTTTAGCAGATTTCTTCTTTTTAGTTCTAACAGAACCACCTCTTTTAAGTTTCTCTACCTTGGCTTTTTGCATAGCCCCCATTCCACGACTTGGCATCATGCTTTAGTCCTTCCTCTTTTAGCTATACCATCACGTTTATTTTTGGCCACTCTAGTAGATTTTTTCTTAACGGCTGTAGTAGTTTTTTTCTTACCACCTGTCTTAGCCATTTTAGCTTTAAGAGGCCCACCACCTTTTTTCATTTTAGCTGTAACAGAGCCTCCACCTTTCATTGCAGGTTTAGGAATAACTCCTTTAGCCATTAATATATCTTTTTGTGTAGTTTTTCCATCGCCACTCATATCAGGAAAGCTAGTTTTACCACCAGCAGCGTAACCTTTTTTCATTCCACCAGCGGCATAACCTTTTTTCATTCCACCAGCAGCATAACCTTTTTTCATTCCTCCGCCAGCCATACCCATTTTCTTTTTCATACCCATACCTTTCATACGATTACTCCTTGTATAAATTATTAAATGTTACCTCTGGATCTGTGTAACTATCGTCTTGTTCCGCACAATGTGTCCATTGACTTGGTTTAAAATCTGGTGCGCCCTCTCCTGTAATCCAATATGCAGGACTTGTTACTCTAACTCTATTGTTAGGTAAGGCTACTACATTGCCTTTCCATTGTCCATCAGTCAGCACCATAACGTGACTCTGTTTGTGTTGGGCTGGGTCATCTGCGACTTCGCTTTCGGTGTAGTCCACAGTGAAGAGATATCTCGATTGATGAAACTCTCCTGCGATTTTACATAACCACGGACTTGGTTTGCATCTGTTGAGAGATACGATTGAATGGTTGTGTGATGGGCAATCCCACGGTTGGGCGAGGTGCGTTTCCATTCTTTCTGGCCACTCTTCCAAAGCAATGTCTCCAACCAACCCAGTGATGGGCATTCTTGCCCACATTGCTCCCCCATGTACATTTTCTTGGCTCCCGTCATCTGCTTCACATCCTGTGAAGATAATTTGGAAACTGAGGCAGCGATCTGGCATGGTTGTAACAGCCACTGCCAATCCGTGAATAAACTCCCCGTGGTAATTTTGATGCCCATTTGTAAACTCTTTTCTAACCCAACATTTAAAATACGGAATATTACTTATTAGGTGCGCCACTTACACTCCTTTTTTATATTATTCGACCTTTTGTTTTACCCTTCTTTGCTATACCATCAGCTCTTTTAGAAGCTTTATTAGTTCTTTTCATTTTAGTTTTAACTACACCACCTTTTTTCATAAATAAAGGATTACCACCTTTCTTTTTTTTCTCAGTTTTAACATTTGTAGTGCCTTTAACTTTGTCTGATTTAGGCGTATCTGATCTAGTTGACTTTGTACTAGGCATAGAAATATTTTTTTTAACTTTTGGTGGTTTAGGAGCATCTTGATAACTAGATGAAGCTTTTGAATAATCAGATGAAGCACCTATATTTTTATCTTTTCTTCCAGCCTCTACTTCATCTCTAGTTTCAGTAGAATACATCTTGCCTTTATATGGAAAAGGGTTAATACCTTCTGCTTTAAATTTGTTAAAAGCTTCACCAAAGGACTTATCATCCATATTAAATTTACCAAAACCACCACTAATTCTTTTTTTCTTAGCCATTATTTACTCCAAAAAAATTGTTGTATTGTAAGTACAAAAGCGGCAACAGCCCCTCCTGCACCCGCTGCCCACATTAAAGTTCTCCAACCACCTTTAGCTTCAGACAACATCTTGTCTATATTAGCTAAAGACTTTTTAATCTGTTCGATATCTGCTTTCATCTCATCCATATCTTTTTGAATATGGTTTATCTCGTTAGCTTGTACAGCCACTTCGCTTTTAATATCTTTTTCCATTAGCACTTCCATCTCTTTCTAGCTTGCCGCAAACGACTATTAGGGTCTTTAGCTGCTTTTGGAAACTTCTTCATTTGACCAGCAGAACGAGCGCAGAAAGACTTGCGTCTTTTAGCGTCTTTAGAACCCTTTTTAACTTTGCCTGTAACGGCTGTTTTTAACTTAGAACCGGGATTAGCTCTACGATAAGCAGCTACTCCTTTTTTTGTCATACCAGCCCCCTGTTTAGTCTTGCGAAAATTGCCAGACTTCACAGAGGTTTTGATACCCATTCCTTTAGACTTAGCCACAATATAACGTCAAGCTAGTAATATTACTTAATGTAACAATTGCAAAATTGTTAGTATTACTGCCCGTAGTTAAAACTCCGTTTTCTGGAATAGTTAGATGGCTAGATTGTACAATACCTTCAGGAGAGGTTATCTCAAGAATTGGTAATGTAGAATCATCATTTCTAGTTACTGTTATAGAACCTGAAGCTGTAGGTGCTGCATAGTTAAATGCTTTAATCCTAGTTCTTGGAAGTGCTATGGTACTGTCACCCCCAAAACCAACTTGGATAGTTCCTACAGATGTTCCAGCAGCAACAGCAAAGTTTGTCACTTCTGCAAAATAATTAGTGGTAAATACAGTTACTGCACTTTCTCCACCTGCAAGGGTTTCAGTTACTGTGTTACCACCTAGGTCACCAACTACAAAACCTGAAATGTTGTAGTTCGTACTAGAATCATCACCTGCACTATTTTGAACAGATACTTTATACCCAGCGCCGTTTCTACTAGGGGTGCTTTTTAAAAGCGATATAGTGCCTGTAGCCGTTGCTGATGCAAAATAAAAATTATCGTCAGAGGAAGGTGTAATAGCAAATACATCTGATTGCATAACTTACTCCTCATTAAATAGTATAAAATCCGCCAGCAGATACAGGTTGCATATATTCAACAGTTACCACAGCATCACCTAAAAGGTCTACAGTAGCTGCTGAAACCGGGAAATACGTAGCAAACACTCTAGTACCGCCCGTGCCTACATTAATTGAAGCTGTACCCATAGCTGAACTTCTAATGTTAGTTATAGCTGTAATGCTTGAACTTCCTAAGAAAGTAGCATCTCCTGTAGAAGTCCCAATAGTCATTGCAGCTCCAGCAGAAGCACCTGCCGCTTCAAAAACATTTAAACTTACATTAGTAACTTGTGCGCCCGGAGGTAAAGTTGCAACAGTTGTTGTTGCAGTAGCTCCTACAACGTCAACTCTAGCTGATTGAGCCATTAATACAAAACCTGTGTTTTGCACGTCTGTGCCTACAGTTGTACCTGTAGTGTCTTTGGTTGGTCCTGCTTTTATAGGACCAGAAAAAGTAGTGATACCCATTTAATTCTCCCTGTGTATTAGCACATAGATTATATCATCTCTAATAAGTCTGCTAGGTCAGTTGATATAATTTTAACCCTAGAAAACAACAGGGGGCCGAAGCCCCCTATTATCAAGAAGCTCCTGGAGAGCCAAACATTCCCAAAGGATCTGAAACGCCAAATGAATAACGCTCACGAGCCTTGTATCTAACATTGCCTGTATCAAAATCTCCATCCATAGATGTTGCCATCGGTGTACGGACAAAATGCTTTAAGCCATTAGGCACGTCAGTTGTTAAAAAGAAAGCATTTGTATCTGTTAAATAGTGATTAACAGTATAGCCTTCAGGTATTGTCCCATTACTCTTAATAGCATTGAGGTCATTATCAGCAGTTCCTACTCTTAACTCACTGTCAAGAATACGAGTAGCCACAAACATCAACGCTGGTGGGATAATTAACTTCTTAGGTTTAGCAGCTATCAACAAACCACGCTCATCAGTCCAAGCAGCGATTTGAATTACCGCATCTTCAAGAGATGTTTCATTTAAATCTGCGCCTGTAGAAGGGCGATTGCTATTTGTAGCACCATTTACTAATGGATGTGAGGTAGAAAATAATACCTGCCCATCACCATAAGTAGGGTTGCCTGTGCCAGTAAAACCTTTGTTAAGGACTGTTGCAGCCTTAACTTGTTTTGTATACGCCATAGCACGAGCCAAAGCCTTTGTATAACGAGCGCCAAGACTATCATAAAGATTATCTTCAGATGCCTCTTCTGTTATTGCAAAGCCCATAGCAATTGTTTCATGGGTATAGCGGGATGTGAACGCTTCTTGTGCATTATCATAAGAAACAGCAGCACCTTCGGTTTTTACTGGGGCTTGCCCAAAACCGGATAGCTTTGTCTCTTCTTCAAATGAACGCTCAGAAGTTTCAGTTTCATAAATCTCCTTATGCTCTTCACCATATTTCTGGTATTCGAGTCCATACAAGGCGTTTAAACCCGGAAGGAGTTCTTTTAGTAGTTGCGATCTTGAAATTGCCATTTAAAACTCTCCTTAAATACCTAGATTATTCTCTGATGAGAGAACACTAAAGTTAAACTTAACAATGAACTCAGGGTAATCATCGTTCTCTGTGCCAGCAACAACCTCAACAATTCTCATTGCTAAAGTTTCTGTCACAGCGATTGAACCACCATTACTACCGACAACAAGGTTTATACCTGAAAGTCCGGTAGAGGTGCTTTGAGCCTCATAGTTACCTAATGCTGCATTTTTACCAACAGCGCCAGCAAAGCCAGAACCGTCTGTGCCACTATTAAATGTTCCTAGTGCAGCGCTACCTTGAATCTGATATAGCTGTCTTGGATCATCGTTGACTCTAACAAATATGTCTGTAAAGCCAGCGGTAGTAGCATTGGCTGGTAAGTGTTGTGCAAATTGTTGAACGCCATTAGCATCAACATATCTAACACCAACACATACACCCATAACACCAGCAGTGGCGTTAGTAGATGTTCCTGTAAATTCAACCGCTACAGGTGTAGCTGTTGCGGCTACAGGTAGCCCAGCAGTAGTTAGTAATACCTCATCACCAAAAAATATTCCAGCCGTATTATTAGCTTTAACTGGAAATTCTCTCATAGCACCGCCATGATTGGGTGTTCCGCCAAGCATATTTACTGGACGTAACCCGAAAGGGGAAGCAGTAGCTGCCATTTTATCAATCTCCTAAAAATTATTTACCTTTTCCAAAAGATACCGATGTTTTGTGATCTTTAAACAAAGGCGCTCTTGGGTCATTTTCTTTCATAAAGTTGTTATTAACTGAATCCATTTGGTTATTAGCCTGATTCTGGTAATAATCGTTTCGTTGTTTTACAAGCTCTATTGGAGTTTTGCAAAGTAATAATCCACCTATTTCTACACAACCCGGATGCCTACTATTTATATCTGATACGATTTGCATATGTGGTTGTTCTTCCGCTTTAACTGGCTCCCAACCTTCTCTCAGTTTCATAGAAACATTTCGAGGATCGGCCTCATTTAAAGTAGACGTGCGAACCCACCTATAATCGTATCCGGGTAGCCTATTAGGTTCCGGCAACGTAGAAGGAGGTGTCCAACTTTTTGGACGTTCTTTTGCAGTTCTGTTTTCTAACTCACGAGCTAATCTGTTTTCAGCCATTTTGACTCTCCAATCTAATTAATTCTTTGGCGTATTGTTCCGGGGACAAACCCAACTTCTTTGCTAAATTTATTTGAGACGTACTCAATCGTACTTTCTTAGAAGACGTGGTTCTCGTTACCGGAGCTACAACTGCCGAAGGTTTTGTTTTTACAGTTTCTTTTTCTTTTGTAGATTCTGTATCATCATCGAGTTCAAAATTTTCTGGAAACCGTTTTCTCATGGTTTCGTCTATTCGTTTATAGTACTCATCCGTAGTGGCGTATCCTACGCCATTTTGCTTTACCAGTTTTTCATGCAAACCTAATGCTAGGCTAGTCATTTCTTCGTCTTGACCGAACCAATCATTTTTATTCTGCCAATCCATAGCCTTTGCGTCAGGCGGTAAAGCAGCAGGTTTACTATTACTTTCTTGTTTTACAGTATTTTCTTCAGTTTGTAAAGGGGTTTTATATTTTTTTACATTTTGTTTTCTATAAGTAGCTTCAGTAAGTTTTTGTTGGGCTTCAGCCGCTTTTTCACTGTCCCCATCATCAAAAGCCTCTTTATATTCTTTTTTAGCTGCAGATATTTCAAGATCAGCCGCATTATCTGCGGTACTTAAAAATTGTTCTTTAAGTTTGTTATTTTCTTGAAGTAACTTTTTAGCAGCTTGAACAGCTTCTTGATTTTCACGTTGGAAACGCTCTTTCTCACGTCTTTCATCATGCCAAACTTTTTTAAGTTGGTATATTTTATCTTTTACTTTAGCGTCATACTCATCAAGTTCTTCTGAATCTAACTTATTAACTAATTCTTTTGGTAAGTTTTTTCTATTTTGATCTTCTTCAGGAGTATCATCTGCTATTTCTATCTCAACATCAGACACTTCAGCTTTTACTTCTTCTTCTTTTACTTCTTCATTTGGTGTGTTTTGCTCTTCAGCCATATTATTCTCCTATGCTCGTGAAATCCCTCGTGGGTCTTCTACAACCGCCTCTACGCTATCATCATTTATGAGACGAAACTCTTTGCCATGTATTTTTACCCTTGTGCCTGAATTAGGTCTAGCTAAAATAAAATCTCCCTCTTTACACCAAGGACCGCTAGAAAACCTAGTTTTGTCTGTGTAGCAATCAGGGCCAAGTTTTACAACAAAAAACACAGTGCTTAAAACTTCTTCAAAATGTTTTGTTGTATCAGCTTTAATTAAACCACTTTCATACTTATCTTCTATATTAGGTACCGTACATAAAATATGATACCCAGTAGGCTCTGGTAATTGTTTGGCTTTATCAATATTTGGTTTTTCCAAATCAGGAAATAACTCTAATTGTTCGGTGGGCATATTAGTCGTCATTATCGTAGTCTTCCTCCGTAGTTCGTCTAAGGTCTTCAACTTGTGCCTTTGCGATATTCAGACCTTTTACAATACCGCAAAGTTTTTGATACTCGTCATAAGTTTTAGCTGATCCATTAGTCATGGCCCCACTAATACTTTCAATTTCTTCGTCTATTTTATCAAACAACACTTTAAAAACAGTTGTCATTCTTTAGGCTCCTGTATTGGAAGTGTTGGAGTTGTTTGTTCCTGTGGGGAAGTTGGTTCTTCAGGTTGACTCATAGCACTTTGTAGCAAAGTTTGTGCAATAGCGTCATCTGATTTATTCTCCGCCTTTTGTTCCTCTACTAATGCTTTTATAGCTTCAGAAGACTCTTTTTGTTCTAACTTTGCGTCATCTGTAATTGCCTTAGTTAAAGTGTTCATTTGAGCCTGTCGTTCTTGCGAAGCAATTCTTTCTTGTTCAACTGCAATTTGCGCTTGTTTAACAGCTAAATCTGCTTGATCTTTCTGTGCTTTTCGTTGAGCATCTTGCGCTTTGATCTGTAATTCTTGTTGTTGCATTTGAATAATTGGATCTTGCGCTTTTTGCTGTGCTTGTTGCTGTGCTTGTTGCGCCATGTTGTTTTGTGACAATTGAGTAGAAGCCTGTGCTATTAAACGAGAAACTTCTAGCTCCATATCTTCCGGCAGCTCTGCATCTGGTTTTGGAAGTGGGGCGCCAACTCTCTTTTCTATATCTAGTCTGTACTTAAATCCTAAATGTTCAGCCACATGTGCCTGTAAAGCTGTTGCTATGAGTTTAGCTTTTGGATTCTGAGCAAGGAGTTGTCCTACGACCGGATCATTTAAAAAGTTCATGTGCGCTAATATATGTGCGTCATGATCTTGATACATAAATGCTTTCATAGGTTTTACTTTTAAAGCGTCCATGTTCTCTGTCAAAGGATCTTTTGGTTTCGCATCTTCTTCAAGAGGTACAAGTTTAGCTGCATCTTTTATACCCAACACATCTAACATCTGCCTGTGAAGCTGTGGCATGTTATATATCTGTGGTGCGCCTTGAGCCATCTGCATAACCGCTTGATACTGTACAACCTTTTGCGCCATAGTAGAAGCATTAGGATCAGATATAGGTAAAACCTCAACCAAATCATAATCAGATTGTTTAATATTAGGAGTACCACTTTCAGGTTTATAAGAATATTTGTCCGGTGTGTAGTCTCTAATAATATTTTTTAATAACTTAAACTCTTGACGCATAGAGTAATGCACTCTAGCCTGCACAGCAGACATAACTTTTAAAGCTCTTTCTAATATAGCTAAAGTTGTACCTACTGGACTTTGCGCTGACATATCAGATATTTTTAAATCTGCTGCACTTGCAAATCTTCTACCTTCATCAACTATAGTACCCAGTAATGTATATAAGACTTGACTAGGTTCTTTGTACGGCAACGTCATTATATTGTCTTTTATACTTCCACTTGCTACATCTACATCTCTAAACTCAGCAGGACTTATTGGTGTATCATCACCTTTTACTCTAAGTCCTTTAGTCTTAAATCCACCGGGAAGATTAGATAGGGTTCCTGCATCTACAAGTTGTCTTATAAGAGACGTACCAGATTTAGCAAATGCGCCTACCAAATGAATTAAACCAAAACAATAAAACCCAAATCCTGGTACATAGCCATAATGTACAAAGTGATTACGTTTTTTCTTTAGGTCATCATCTGGTTGGTAGTTTCTTCTTATCGAAAGAATTTCGCCCGTAGCTTTTTCAATAGTAACCACATATGGCAAAGCAATTCCTGTTTCTTTTCCATCTTTATCTTTATCCTCATAATCAGGTAAATCTAAATCTACGTGCATCTCTAATATCTTGTACCGATCATCATATGACGCAGAAAACCCCATCTTCTCGGCTATTTTCTTCTCTACATCATCTAACTCATCACTAGGCTCTCCTAACTCTACATCTCTGTAAAACCCAGATACTTGTAACTTCTTTAACTCGTTAGGTGTTTTACGCATAACATGTGTTACACGCTCAGATGTTTCTAAATCTGACGCACCATATGGCACGACAATATCTTCTGCGGGTATAAATATAGATACTTGCCTCTCAAGGCTTGGATCATAGTAAACTTTTTTAAACGCATTGCCGGATAAACCAAGACCCCATAACATTCTTTCATGCTCTGGACGATACTCAACCATCTTCTCAGTTAGTTGATAGTTCATATCTGCTCTTACACGAGAGGCTGCTTCTTTTTTCTCTCTGCTACTCTCGCCTATAATCTGAGTTTTTACTGGTCCTTGTGCGGGGAAAGTCTCCATGATTGTTTCAGACTGAAACTTAACAAGCGCTTCAGTTAACAAGGGGTGATGTACACCACAAGCACCGGGCCACGGCTCTGTTCTTTCATCTAACTTTAAACCTAAAAGATCTAGCCCATCTACATAAGTCTGCATCCAATCTTTGCGACTAGCTATATCAGACTCAAAGTCACTTAATAAGTCTTCAGATATAGTAACTAATTCATCCTCACTTATAAACTCTGCTAAATTAGCGTCAAAGTCTTCATCCGTTTCTTTACCCGGCTCTATCTCTATCTCCAAACCACCCATTTCTATAGAAACTTTTTCAGGGTCTTCTATTTCTATCTCTATGCTAGGCTCCATATCTTCTTGGCCTACCATCTGCGCTAGTCCTTTTGGTGCGGGGTTTAACCCTTTATCTATCCCATTAACTGCCATGATTTATCCTTTGTATTTAATAGTAAGGCTCTCTTCGCATCCTTCGAGGCATATATTCATCGTCTTCATCAAGAAGAGTTCTAATAAACCCGCCTTTTCTAAACCTCATTAACGCTAAAGATGTTGAGTCTACATAATCATCATGTTCCCCAGCAGGAAAACTTGCTACTTCATCAACAACCTCTTCTGCCCAATTAGTATTTGGTATCCATACTCTGCCTGAAGCAAACATATCTGACACCGCATTTAATCTTGATATTTTATCGTTACCTTTACTGGGAGTAAACTCCTGAACTGGAACCCCCATTGCCCTCATCTCGTATATTAACGGAGCGCCAGATGCTTTTTTCTCTATAATTATAGAATCAGGCTCCCAATCATCGTATTCTTCTAATGCTACCTTTTTTAACTCAGGAAACTCCATTCTTTTACGAAAAGCGTTCAATAATATTATATTAGCTTGTTTTAACCCTGTGTCATCTTCTTGATAAAACACTCCCCATGTCGTACATGCCGAATAATCCGCACGTTGAGTCTTTTCAAACGCTGTATCCCATGACTGTAGTATAAAATCACAAGAAGGTGGGTCTTCTTTCTCCCAAATCTGCCACCATTCACGTTTTACTATGGCTGAGTTCTCTGAAGTGGGGTTTTGTTGGTACTGAGCCATCCATTTTGAGTTAGGTAGTTCTTCTTTTAACGCATCTAGCTCAATTAAAGGCCAAAACTGAGGCCAAAGAGGCTTACCACTAGGTAAAATAGCCGGAAACTCTATTAATTCCCACTCTTCTCCCCCTCTTTGTACTGAAGCCCGCATTACTTGACCTGTTAAATCACGTTTTGACCACCTTGTCATCACAATTATAATCGCACCACCCGGTTGCAAACGCTGTCTTGGCCCAGATGTGTACCATTCATACGTTTTATCGTATATTTCAGGGTTTACTTCTGCTTGGGCGGCTTCTTGCTCTGAGTGAGGGTCGTCAATAATGAGGATATCCGCACCTTTACCCGTAACAGCACCTCCAACACCGATAGCAAAGTAGTCTCCGCCTTGGTTAGTGGCCCAACGCCCAGCCGCTTTTGAGTCAGCCTGGAGTCCAACTCCTGAAAATATGTTTTTATACGCTTCAGAATCAACAAGATTTCTTACCTTTCTACCAAACCCCACCGCAAGCTCTGCTGTGTGGGATGTTTGGATTACTTTCTTATTAGGGTACTTACCCAAAAACCACGCTGGCAACAAATAAGAAGCAAACTCACTCTTAGTGTGTCGTGGTGGCATATTAACAATTAATCTTTTACACTGTCCATGCGCAACTCTTTCAAAAGCCTTTGCCATCTTTTGATGGTGCGCCCCATTTATAAACGAAGGCCATACTTGACTAACAAAAGTCATAAAAGATAACTGCGCTTTTCGAGAGTGTTCTCTCTCAGCTAGTTCTTCTAAACTATCGGCAATCTCCGCTTTTACTTCTGGCGGTAGACTACTAAGCAGGTGTGGATATTTCTTTATCAGATCCAGAGGTGTCGGCTGCATCGCTTTGTTCTTCTAGTTCACTTTGCTCTTCTAATTCACTATGTTCTTCTAACTCTTTATCTAAGTCAATCTCTAAAGGGCTTATCGGTTCTTCATCTTTAACTTCAACAGTCTCTACATCACCTATATATTTACCTAGTATTGTATTAAGTCTATTCTCAATCTCTTCGGTTGGTTTCTGGCGTATCGTGACATCGTACTGCTCTGAGAATAAATTTACACCTCTACGTTTTCCTAAAAGTTCTAGCGCTTTTAGTCTTTTACCTGCATCTTCATTTTCTGTCTCTTCTAAAAGTCTGTTGGTCACAAAGTTAGCCAGACGATTATTTGCATTTAAAAACTCATGGTCATACTGATTTAACAACGCCTCTAACTTTAGCACCACTGCAGGGGGAGTCTTTGCAATTGCAATGGGTTTTTCCTTCGCAAATAATTCGTGTGCTTGAACCGATGTCTTTTCATCCATATCAGGTACTTCAGCACCGGAGTCTATTAACTTTTTTACAGTGTTAAAAGCAGTCTTTGCCCTTTCTCTAAACTCTTTAACTTCTTCGGGGGTTACATTAAATGGGAGGGGTATGCCTACTTCTGGCGTTATTGTTAATGGCATGAGAGGAAACGGGACTCCTTTTTTCGTTAGGGGGGCATCTCAGCCTTTGAACCTACCATGAGGCTTATATAAAGTCAATAGGGGGGTGGGGGGAGAGTGTTTTCAAAAATTTAAAATCCAATGAGCAAAACACACAGTATAGGCACGTAGGTACCATCTACACCACACAGGGGGGTGGGGGGTTTCAATTGTCAACCTCTCGGAGCATTCCGAGAGTAAATAAACAGCCAAAAAACTAGACTATATCATAGCCCTATGGGACTATTAAGACATAGCGACACGTTGTCGTTATATAACACTTAACAAAAAGGAAATACGTTATGTCTATTAAACAAAAAACTGTAGCTACAGCCGTAGCTAAAGCATTGCCTAATACTAATTGGGTTGGGATGACACAAGATCAACAAATTGATCAAGCTGTTTTATCTTTTAAGGCTATTGAAGATGTAAAAGTAGCGGCCGCTAATTTTAAGAAGTTTCAACCATCTAAAAGGTTAAACAGTCTAGTGAGATATCTGCGTAAGCAGAAGATTAAGTTAAACCCTGTTCAATGGAAAATGGTTGATACTGGAGAACTTAAAAAGAACAAGG